TAAGCCGCTTCGGGTTATGACGAGGCGCTTGTGTGACATGCTGGAAAACCAATTTAGGCGTTTACTGAAAGCCTGGTTACCCTGGCTAAACGACCCTTAGAAATTTCTAAGGCGAAATAGTCACATAAGTCTTCTCCACGTGTGTTATAACCGAGTTACAAATCGCCACCACTGGCGGTAAAGAGGCATCTCATGAAACAGCGCATTACAAGAGCAATCGGCCTCAGCAAGTTCTCGCCACGTTGGGTTAAGGTTATCTGTTTACGATTGACTAAAAACGATATTGAGCGCTCCCTCAACGCTCTTCTGGCCACAATTGATGAATCTGACCTATCTTCGGAGCAAGTCAAAGCATTAAGGGAATGCGTTGAGAGAATTAACATCGAAAGGGGAAAGAGGATGAAAGCGTGAGCACTTCAGATAAAAGGTAAGCCAATACTGTATAGGCGCGGCAGCGTTTGCTGCCCAAGTATCGCTTACCGGTCGGTACCAGCTGAGCTATAAAAGCCAAATATGACTGGATGAAAACTGGTAGGAGGGTATAGGGATGAACTGGTTCTTCGTAAACGAAATTGAGGCCAAATATCTAAGCCTGCTCCGTTTACCGCATTTTAGCTGAGTACTGAAGCATTGCTTTTGCACCCGCCGGGCCCGCTGACTTTTCACTATATATTAGTTTATCCGCTTCCAGCTTGACACCCATCGATTATGACTGCGTTAAGCCTATGAAAAAGTAATAAGTCTACAAGTTTTTTTTTAACATTCTATGAATTCATTAGATTCTGGCCAGAAGATCTTCAAATATCCATTTTTATCATATTTTGAAAAAAGATTGCCCTGGAAGCAAAATATACCAGCGGATTCTAGCCACATCCATTCTTCTGGTTGTTCGACACCTGTTGCACAAATCCTTATCTCTAAAAGTTCGCCGCAACGTATTAAACTTTGTAGTATCGCCTGCTTAGAGCCGTCCTTATGTATATTATGGATTAGTTGAGGGTGTATTTTGAGCTTCTCAGGCTGAAATTTCGAAAGAAACAATAAACCTGCATTTCCCACACCAAAGTCATTAATAGCAACACTTAAACCGCAGCTTTTGAGAATCTGCACGGAATGCGCGAACTCATCAATTTCAGGGATTATTTCGCTCTCAGAAAACTCAACTAAAACTTGTTCTGGGTGTAAGTTACTTTCTCTGATGTAATCGAGCAAAATCTCAATCGCATTCGGCACCCTCAGTAAGGTTAAAGGCAGGAGTGTTATTGATACTCGTTGTGAAGAGGTAATGAAACCCCCTGCAATTTTTAACAAATCTTTCTTCGATTCCAAATCAAAAAGTAAATTATTGGCTTTTATAACGTCATTATCTGATTTAGCATTCAAGACAAAAGAATGAATCTGGGCAGCGAGAGGGTCTATAACTGCATACATGTCTTCGATAATGGCGGGATCAACTGATGATACATCTATTTGATCGGATGAAAAAAACCAACTGAACCTATCAGGAAGTTCATAATAGCTATCTGTCTCAGCAGAATCTATAAATGTACGGAAAAACCTTAAGGCTCTGTCGTTGTAAAGCATTTTATGTTGGGTTGTTCCACGTTGAAGAACCCTGTCCAGACACTCTTCTTTACTGAATAGTCTTATATCAATTAATTCCATGCCTGAGCGGCCAAATCGTCGATAGGGGGCATAATCGGATAAGAGTTCTACAATGTTAAAGTGAAGTGTATCTAGGCAAATCTTTTCATAGATTTGCATTACAGCTGCTTCATCACCTTCCAGAAGCTGTAAGAAATGAATCCCATTGAAAAGTAAAACACCAGTTACCCCCGTACATTCATTTCGGGAATTTGCTTCACTGACCATGTCAATAATGGATTGAATTGGTGTATCAGCTCGCAGGTGGCTTCGGTAGATGATAGTAGTAAGCATAGTTGCACACTTTAAAGGATTTTCTTCTAAAGTAGCATACGAAAGGTCAGTTAGGGCTATTTAACTGAAAAATTTACAAAAACGAGTACGGTAAAGTTAAAATTGTGCATGAAGAGTACAATGCTTCACAAAAAACCATTAAATTAACGTGGTTTAATCCTGCGAGAAATTCACGATTCTGCAACGTAAATTTGCTTGGTATGCACACGTGACAAAGTAAAAATTGATTCTAAGATTGCGGTAGTAAAAATTATCACATGGAGGTTCTAATGGTTTTCATTGTGGCTTTAACTTTATCTCTTCTTCTTTGCGTAGCGGGCCTTATCTTCATTTTGCTGGAGCTAGTTAGCATAGGCTGCAACCCTCAACGACATTGAACGATACGTGCAAGAAATCCAGCAAAAGCATTGATTGAAAGGCACTTGACCTCAAGTTAGCTTGAGCTTTTAAGATGGCGATTCTCGATATAGTTAAAGGATTAGCCTAATGAAAGAGATTGATGTCGGTTTTACGCACGTTGCGTTTGTTGTTAGAGATTTGGAAAAAAGTATTGATTTCTACAGCCGTTATGCTGGTATGGAAGTCGTACATAGTCGAGAGCCTGATCTTCCGGAGGCACGTAAAGTCGCGTGGTTAAGTGACCGAATTCGCCCTTTTGCGCTTGTCCTTGTCCAGGTTGATGCTGTGACTGACACCCCTTTAGGTAATTTTGGTCACTTGGGAGTAGCTTGTTCAAGCATTGAAGAAATCGACAATAAGGTAGCGATGGCTAGAATGGAAGGCATCTTGCGAAAAGAACCGGCTCAGGCAGGCGAACCGGTAGGTTATTATGTCTTCTTCGCTGATCCTGATGGCAATACACTTGAACTTTCTTATGGTCAGAAAGTCGGGATCGAGGCTTTCCGTCAGGATGATAGAGTGCCTGCATCTTAGTGAATTTCGATAACCGGTTGGATTACATTACGCTTTGGTAATGCTTCATGTCGTTTTAGAGCTTGCTGACTTATTTTTTCTCAATAATAGCAAGCTCCATAATAGCCTTTCCGAATTTTCATTTTATTAATTTCACCTCAAAACCAAAACCTTGTAGCAAAACTGCACAAAACTCCACTTAAAGCTGTTCAACATAACTATTGATTTTTGACCACCAAATCCGAGATTCCTCCCATATCGTCCATAAAGCAGATATCTACAAGTCTGCAAGCGCTCCGTCGTGCTAACACTCTTTAATCGTTGCAAAATCCGTAAGATACGTTTATAAATATACTGTATATGCATACAGGTGTTCATTGCGGAGGGAAAAATGAAAATCGAGTTAGCCATTGATCGCATGAAGAAACTTCCTGATGGAGCTATACCTGCACTAGAGTCAGAACTGCTCAAAAGGCTCAGCAAGCAGTTTGATAATTGTCAGCTAACGATCAAGCGTGACAGCAATGATGGTCTGAGTGTTTTCGGGGGCGACAAGAAAGAGGTTGAGCAAATCGTGCAGGAGACCTGGGAAAGCGCCGACGAGTGGTTTTATTAATCGCGTGAATTTCACTGGAGCAGTTTCAAAGAGTATCGCTGTTTGCGTTCCCCTGGCTGTTCCCGATTACTGTTTACCGCGTCAATAAGTCGCTCTGGGGGAAATAGTGTGTAGTGCAGATGCCTTTAATGCAGATGATCAATGGTACGACGTGGTCAGAAGGGCCGATAAAGCAGTTATCTATAGCTTCCCGGCTGAGGGCAGATATCTGGTTTATCGAGTAAATGGAATAGTTTCATTACGACCGTTGCTCGAAGAGGAAGAAATATTCACTCTCAACGGGTTTATGCAATTTGCAAAACGACTGGGGTACCGAGTTACACCACCGTCTGATATTATTCTTTCATAGGCCTGAACAACCTATACCTGATGCGCCACGGAGAGAACCATGGCGCTAGAATTACAACTTATCAAACACCATTCAGGAATACTGATCCCGGCTACGCCCGAGACCAGGGATATCCTGCAATCAAAAACCCGGCTCGGCGATATTCTTGTTGCCGAGTTCAGGCGGTTACGAAACCCGGCATTTCACCGGCGCTTTTTCGCGCTTCTCAATCTCGGTTTTGAATACTGGGAACCAACCGGCGGGGCTATCTCTAGTAACGAGCGGAAGCTGATCTGCGGCTACGCCAAGTTCCTGGCATCTTACGGCGGGAATGAGGGTGCGCTGATTGATGCTGCTGAGCAGTACCTTGAGCAGGTTGCTTACCGGCGCCTCACAAATGGCATTAGTCTGTGCAAATCCTTTGATGCTTACCGCTCCTGGGTGATCGTCGAGGCAGGGCACTTTGATGCCATTCAGCTACCTGACGGAACACTTAAAAAGCATCCACGTAGCATCTCATTCGCCAACATGGACGAACTCGAGTTCCAGCAACTATATAAAGCCGCACTCGATGTCCTCTGGCGATGGGTCCTGTCCCGTTCATTCCGCAGGCGTGATGAGGCCGAAAATGTTGCCGCTCAGCTGCTTGGTTTTGCGGGGTGAGGGAATGAAATTTACCTGGTTCCATCACACCGACTGCAGCACCGAACAGGCCGACGAATTGGTTAAGCGTTACAAAGCGCGCGGCGTGCGAGTAGAGCGTAGCCTTAATCCGGATTACGTGACCTGGACTGTAAGTGCATTCTTGCCGACCTCAAATACACCAGCGCGCCCGGATAGTCGCTGGCGAAACCGGATGTGGGGGTGAACGTGAAGACATATCAAATCACTTTGCCCTGGCCGCCGAGCAATAACCGGTATTACCGGCACAACCGCGGGCGCACGCACATTAGCGCTGATGGTGTCGCGTACCGCTATGCCGTGGCCAGTATCATTCGAAGCGCCCGTCTTAATATCCGGACGGCCGCACCACTCAAAATCCGAATTGAATGTCACATGCCCGACCGTCGGCGCCGCGATCTGGATAACCTGCAAAAAGCTGCATTTGACGCTTTAACTAAGGCGGGGTTCTGGCTGGATGACTGCCAGGTTGTCGACTATCGCGTTGTGAAAAGGCCTGTCGTTAAAGGCGGAAAATTAGAACTCACCATCACTGAGCTGGAGACCGCATGAATCTTGAAAACACCCTTAAATATCACTTCGCAAAATCGACAATGATTAGCGACTCGCCGCGCGCTACGGCGTCAGACTCATTAACCGGAACGGATATCATGGCCGCTATGGGTATGACGCAGGAACGGGCAGCATTGGGTTATAGCGCCTTTCTCGGGAAGATGGGTATCAGCAACAATGACCGGGAGAGGGCGATCGAGTTACTGGCCCAGTACGCGCTGACCAAATGCGATCGGGTTGCTGCGCTGCGCAAACTGGACGCCGGGCTTAAGCCACTGGTAATGCATCAGCTGGCCAGTTTCGCGTTCGAGGACTATTCCCGCAGCGCCGCCAGCGTGAAGCAGTGCGATGGCTGCAATGGGGAAGGGTTTGTTGATGCGGAGGTTTTCAGCACGAAGTCTCACACTCCGGCAAAAGAGAAGAAGTTCGTGAAGATGTCTTTGTTCATGGGCGTCGAAGATGTTCGACCTTCTGAGTTTGAGATTCGCAGACAGGTCAGGGAGATAGCGCGCGTTCTGTGCCCTCAGTGTAAGGGTAGGAAGGTAGTAAGTTGCGCCTGTAGAGATTGCAATGGTCGCGGGAAAGCCATTAATCAGACTCTTACAGAACGGCAGGGCGTTCCGGTTTTAGCTGATTGCAAGCGCTGCGGCGGACGTGGATATGAGCGTATCCCCTCAACTAAGGCTTACGCCGCGGTGTGCCAGATAACGAATACAATCAGCTTGGATACCTGGAAGAAGTCTGTTAAACCATTTTACGATCAGCTAATCACCAAGTTTGACATCGAAGAGGCCTGGGCTGATGCACAGCTGAAGCAGATAACAAAGTAGGGCATTATTTTATCGTGAGCTATTTACTTTTCCCGAATCTGTGGTAATTTTGCTCTAACGATGGGTTATTGCCTTCGTTTAAAGCCCTGCGGTTATCACCGCGGGGCTTTTTTATAAGCTAAGCATGGCATTACCCAAATGTTCTCTTCACTCTCAAAAATCAACCTGAATAGACGTAAAAAAGCATAGCTATACGAATAAGTCTCTAGATTCAAAATGAGACAATGACTACCTCTTAACTACCATTGAGGTTAGTGTCATGCAAAAACGAGGATTTGTACTCTATCTGGTCGCCATTATTGTTTTTGGATTGTTTATACAAATCGCACCAGGAGAGCTTCTTACTGGTTTCAAAAACGCCTTCGGAGATGCCTTAGTGGGCATAATTGGGCCCAACAGATAAAATGTAGCTTAACGCTCCTCGTTATCAGGCGGGATGTTTGACTCAATCCATTTTGAAGTATTTCTAACGCCATGCTTCTCGCCGCTGCTATAAACTGAACTAATAACAGTGAGGAGATGGCAATGACAGAAGGTTTCTACTGGATTCAGCACAACGGCAGAGTGCAGGTTGCTTACTACACCAATGGTGTAACTGAGGATCTTGAAACGGGCCAGACAATAACTGGTATCTGGCATCTGACGCAGGGAGACGACATTTGCCACAATGGAGAGGCTGAGGTGATTGAAGGCCCTCTACCTGTACCATTTAAATGAATATATTGATCTGATTACTTGGCAGATTCTTTGTACTGCACATATGCTTTTTAAGCATCCTGCGGAATGTATGGGTTCTGAAAGCATTTTGGTGGTGAATCCCCCTATGCGGAGGGGCGTTCCAGCAATTACCAGAAAAGGAAACCTCTCAGACGCGAGAATGTTTGCTGGAGTAATTCTCACCGGAAGGAACCCGGCACCACTCTCTCAGCTATTGCCAACTTAGCAACTATGCCTGCTGTCCGAGCAGGCTTTTTTTTGCCGAGAGAGATAAACTATTGACCGCATGAATATATCCTGAGTAGGTTATGCAAGTGGTGAATCCCATCTAAGCGATGGGGCGTCTGGTTAACTGCTATGTGCAGGTATGCGCGCGACTTTGACGACCAGAGATAAGTCACCGGGAGGCACCCGGCGCCACATCCTCAAAAAAACGTTTTGTCGACCACCAGGTTCTGAATCGTCATATACACTTCTAAATGAAACAATTTAAGAGGTGAATTATGAAAGAGGGATATTATTGGATTAGACACAATGACTGTGTCCAGATCGCCTACTTTTCGCACGGTAAAACTGAAGATATGGTTACAGGAAAAATAATCAGAGGCGTCTGGCATCTAACTCGTGGCTACGATCTATGCCATAACGGTGAAGCGGTCGTTCTGGAAGGCCCAATATCCCCACCTTTATGAACATAATTCGAAGAACACAGGCTGCCTCAGGGTGGCCTTTTTTATTTCCCCTCAAATTTACTGAGAGGATTCACAGCAATATGAGGGGGGCCGATGTCCGATCCATTTTCCGGCACGGGGCTGGCCGGTTTAGCTTTGACTGGAGCCAGTGTCTACGGTCTATTGACCGGAACTGACTACGGTGTTGTTTTTGGTGCATTTGCTGGCGCCGTATTTTACATAGCGACAGCAGCTGACCTGAGTGTGTTACGTCGCCTGGCATACTTCTTCGTGTCGTATATCGTCGGCATTCTTTGTTCGGGGCTGTTGGGTTCAAAACTCACTTCCTGGACGGGGTACACCGAGAAGCCTTTGGATGCTATCGGTGCCGTAATAGCTTCTGCGTTAGCCGTTCAAATCCTTACGTTCCTGAATAAACAGGACATCGGCTCGCTGGTGGCGCTAATAACGCGCCGGGGAGGTTCAGGTGGTACTAAATGACCCAACAGCAACTATCAACGCGCTGCTCTGCGCCGGAGTTGTGATTACTCTGATGTTTTATCGCCGTGGTGATTCGCGGCATCGGCCATGGATTTCGCGTTTAGCCTGGCTGATTACCGTCACTTACAGCGCTGTACCGCTGGCGTACCTGTGTGGGATTTACCCGCATTCATCATGGGCCACCATTGCGGCCAATATCATATTCCTTTCAGTGCTGGTGGCCGTCAAAGGCAACGTTGCACGTCTGGTTGATCATCTGAGGCACTAATGGACAAAGCACAATTTCAGAAGGCGGCTGGTATCAGCGCCGGGTTAGCTGCACGCTGGTTTCCGCATATCGACGCCGCTATGAAGGAATACGGCATAACCGCACCGCTTGATCAGGCGATGTTTATTGCCCAGATGGGGCATGAAAGCACCAGATTTACCCGGCTGGTGGAGAGCCTGAATTACGCGGTTGAAAACCTGGTACCGACGTTTGGTAGCCACCGCATCACACAACAGCAGGCCGCCGCACTTGGCAGAACGGCAACGCAACCGGCAAACCAGAAAGCGATCGCCAATCTGGTATACGGTGGTGAGTGGGGAAAAGAACACCTTGGCAATCAAGTTGCCGGTGATGGCTGGAAATATCGTGGTCGCGGGCTGAAACAGGTTACCGGCCTGAGTAACTATCGCAGTTGTGGCTACGCGTTGAAACTGGACCTTGTTACCCACCCGGAGCTGCTTGAACAGGATGAATACGCCGCGCGCTCAGCCGCATGGTTCTATGCCTCCCGTGGTTGCCTGCTTCATTCCGGCGACGTTGAGCGCGTGACACTGTTAATCAATGGCGGCCGCAACGGGCTGGATAAGCGCCGCGAGCTGTTTAACCTGGCGAAATCAGTTCTGGTATGAGGTGAGTGTGGGTATCGAGACAATAATCGGGCTGGCCGCACTGGTCATTTCCGCTATCGCCGGCGCTTTTGGCCTGGGCCATATTCGCGGCACCAGCAAAGCAGAAGCCAAAGCCGACCAGCAGCGAACCGAAGATAACGCAGCGGCAATGGTCGCAGCAGCCGAACGCAGGGTAGAAACAACGAAAGAGGCCAGCAATGTACAGCAGACTGTTAATCATATGCCTGGCGACGATGTTGATCGCGAGCTGCGTGACGAATGGAAGCGTCCCGGCGGTGGTTGATACCGGTTGTGATTGGGTGAAGCCAATCTTCCTGACGGATCAAGACATCGACGTTCTGGACCGCCAGACGAAGAAAGACATCCTGGCGCATAACAAAGCATGGAAAGCAAATTGCGGGAAAAATTGAGCCTCATCCCTGAGGTTCGGACACAGTCTCTCCTCTGGACTTTAACCGTAGCAAATATTGAGAATTCTGTTATACAAATGGACAATTCTTGGGGCGCAGATGATTAATTAGCAGGGAAAAGCTTGAAGAAATCAGGGTGGCTCATCCTTGAGCACACGGGTAGTCCTAAACGACGACTTCACCTGACATAGCAAAGTCTATGTAAGAGTCTAGAAAATAATGAATATTTAGCAAGCCGGGAAAGGAAAAAAGTCCCTTCCGAAATGAAATCCTGCAATTCGGAAGGGAGACCAAAGGGGTCATCATTACAAGGAGAATGTAAATGTAATCCATTTCTCAAAAGTAAAAAGGTGTATTAAATAAATAATGCAAAGGAACAAAAAACTGCTTTCTTCTAATGCCTGATGGGTATACGGGATGAATGATTAGCGAAGAATTTCAACAATGCTCACAACTTTATTTTGTCTGTCAGCTACATTTTAATGGCACGAGTGATTCGATATCTCTGCCATACAGATGAATACCCCTGAGCGGAGGGGCAACCAGTCACTGCTGGACGTAGTGTTGCGGGTTTGCGGAGTGATGCAAGTCCACCGGGAGGCACCCGGCGTCTGAATGCTTGACTAAAGGAATAGGGTACACGTCGAAATGAGTGCGAAGTAATACCTACTTACTGCTAGACCCAGCCAGTTCTGTCCGAGCTGGCTTTTTTTTGAAAAAAAAGCCCTCTCAGCGAGGGCTACAGGAGTCTCAGTTTCGTTGCTCTTTTTATTGATGTTCCCCGGAGTTGGCATTCTCCGCATCAGAGTCATGTATAGCCTGGCAGCCAGGCAGATAACAACAAGCGTAAGCGTGGGATATTAAGAAATTCCTCAGATTGTTTTCACTGGTGGATGGGCTAAAGACCTTGAAACAGTAAGCGGGTTGACCGCAGCCATAAGGCCATGCAGCAGCCATGATGCTGCCCCGAGTCGCGTAATGGCGAGCAGGTATAGCAGACCGTTGTGAGGGTAAATAAGGGGACATGCTCCGGTAAAGCAGCGCGAACGCCAGACGCGCACCGGTTATAAGCGGCGATGAAGCGACAGCAACTCAAGGGCATGAGCGTGGCCACTCCGGGTAGTGGCAGCCATTACAACGCCCACCTGCTGGTGGGCTTGATAATCGTTATAAGATTAAGCGGATGAATCAATCAGCTGATTATCTTGCGCAACTGGATTTCTTCCTGCTCGTTAAGCCTGGCATACTCGCTTATTTGTTTAATAAGTGACTCTTTGTTATTAGACATCATGGACGAAACATAGCAGCCAGTTCGCCATTCGAAAAAGCTCACCAAAAATAAGGTTGATGCTGTAGAATGCTGATAATGTATTGAGAGGTGATTGCAAATTTTTTTCGTTACCATGGAGTTAGCTTTTACTTAATTCAAATTACCGGGATTTATAATGCTTTATTGATATGAGATATATGGATACTTAACGGTTGCTAAAAGAGAATTTAGCACCACTAAAAATAGTAGGAATAATCTTACGTCGTTGTTGCTGTTGGCACAATATGGATAATAACTTTGCCTAAACAAAACAATAGCAACCGATGAAAATTCACTTTATTACAATCGCCTTGCTGGCGACGATTTCTTCGCCATCCTACGCAGCGTTTCAGGAAAGAGAATACAATACTTGGTATCAAAAAGATGCTGTACTCTACGACATTACCCAGACCTCAGAGGGATTGCCTGTCATGATAAGCATCTCTCAACCGGGGAGGGAGTCAGCTAATATGCTCGTATCCTATATATCCGATGGTGGCTGTGGAGATGAGAAGGTGCGGCTTAATGCTAACGGGAAGGATGTGCCTGCAACTTATACTTGTGTATCAGTCGGAGCAGACAGGATTGAACACTTTGCAGTGAATGATGCAAGCAAGGTCAATGAGATGGTTAACCACCTCAAGTCAGATTTCACTTTGTTGCTTCAGAACGATATCAAAGTCTGGGCTGCTAACATAAAGACGCCTAAGTATGGTTTAGCACCAAAATTTTAAATCTCAAAATTTAACCGCCTAAGGGCGGTTTTTTATTGGAGTTTATATGGCAAAACCGGACTGGGGCGAGCTTCAGCAACGGTTCCTGTCCGAACATGCCGCAACCGGCGTATCACCAAAGGAATGGTGTGAAGCGCAGGGACTGAACTATGCTACCGCACGTCGATATATCAAAAAACCTTCTGCGCAATCTGTGCAAAAATCTGCGCAGAAAAAAGTGCGCACTGCGCAAAAAGAACAAAGCGCAGAAGAGCTGGTGGATGATGATGGATTAACGGCACAGCAAAGACGTTTTGTCGCAGAATACCTAAAGGATGGTAACGCCACACAAGCCGCTATCAGGGCGGGTTACAGCAAAAAATCTGCTGAACAAATCGGTTATCAACTCCTTCAGAAAACTTCAGTTGCCCAGGCTATTGCACAACAGCAGAAAGCCTCCATTGCGCGCACGCTTGGCAGTGCCGATGAAGTCCTCGCGCAGATGTGGCAACTTGCCACCTTCGATGCAAACCAACTCTCACAATACCGACGAGGCGCGTGTCGTTATTGCTGGGGCTTCGGTCATCACTACCAGTGGCGGGATGCAGTTGAGTTTGAAGAGAAAAGACTCGAGGCTGTTGAGCGTGACAGGCGTGAACCCGAAGATTCCGGCGGCTATGGCTACGACCACAACCGAGAACCAAACCCAGAATGCCCGCGCTGTAATGGGGACGGCATCGGCCAGCCTTATTTCCCAGACACTCGCAAGCTCCCGGCTATTTCCAGGCTTGCCTATTCAGGCGTGAAGGTTGGCAAGAATGGTGTCGAAATCACAGCCATCAGCCGTGAGCGAATGTTTGAAGCGGTAATGAAGCGGCTCGGCCTGGCGGATAGCGAGTTCGCTCAGCGTCTCCAGCAGATCGAAATCGACCGCCGGCTGCTGGAGGTGGAAAAACTCCGCAAAGAGCTGGCCGGTGATGGTGATGATGACGAACCGACCCCAGTTCAGATCAATATCAATGTAGTGGACGCGAGGGCGGAAGATGGGGATCAGCCCGACACTTAACATTCCTCAGGCGCGCTTCCTCGCGATGCAGCACAAATTCAAAGCCTATGTTGCCGGGTTCGGTTCCGGTAAGACGTGGGTGGGTTGTGGCGGCATCTGTAAGGGGATGTGGGAGCACCCTAAAATCAACCAGGGTTATTTCGCACCGACGTACCCGCAGATTCGTGACATCTTCTACCCGACGATTGAAGAGGTGGCCTTTGACTGGGGCTTGAACGTCAAAATCAACGAGGGGAACAAAGAGGTTCACTTCTACGAGGGGAGACGATACCGCGGGACAACCATCTGCCGTTCGATGGAAAAACCCGGCTCGATAGTCGGCTTCAAAATCGGTAACGCGATGGTGGATGAGCTGGATGTCATGGCGGCTGCTAAAGCGCAGCAGGCCTGGCGAAAAATCATCGCCCGTATGCGTTACAAGATCGACGGGTTGCGTAACGGTATCGATGTAACGACTACGCCGGAGGGCTTCAAATTCGTCTACCAGCAGTTTGTGAAGGCGGTGCGTGAAAAGCCTGAGCTTTCTGCTCTGTACGGGCTGATACAGGCCAGCACGTTCGACAACGCGAAGAACCTGCCGCCTGACTACATTCCATCGCTTCTGAGCTCATACCCTGACGAACTGATTCAGGCCTATCTGCGCGGCAAATTCACCAACCTCAACAGCGGGACCATTTACCACACGTTCAACCGTAAGCTCAATAACTGTTCTGATGAGGTTCAGGATGGGGATCCGCTGTTTATCGGCATGGACTTCAACGTTGGGAAAATGGCCGCGATTGTTCACGTAAAGCGTAACGGCCTGCCGCGCGCTGTTCGTGAGTTAGTGAAGGTCTACGACACACCTGCGATGATTAAGCGTATCCAGGAAGAGTTCTGGCGATATGAAGATGGCCGTTATGTGAAGAACCGGGAGATTTACATTTATCCGGATGCCTCTGGCGACTCCCGCAAATCGCAGAATGCCAGCAAGACCGATATTGCTCAGCTCAACGATGCCGGATTCAGCGTCATTGTTGATGATGCCAACCCGCCGGTTAAGGACCGTATCAATTCGATGAACGCCATGTTCTGTAACGCCAACGGCGAACGCCGCTATCTGGTCAACGTCCAGAACTGCCCGGTTTATACCGAGAGCCTCGAGCAGCAAATCTGGGCGGCAAATGGCGAACCGGATAAATCAGCGGATAACGATCACCCCAATGATGCTGGTGGGTACTTCATCGTGAAGGATTACCCTATTGTGAAACCGGCATACTCAATCACCATGGACACCACTTTCTGATATGGCAAACGACGACATCACCTGGGTTCGACCAGAACACCGGGCGGCTTCTGCTGCCTGGCGGAAATACAGGGACTTTTGCAAAGGGGCCGAGGCCGTAAAAGCGGCAGGTAATAAGTATCTGCCGTATCTCGACCCAACCGATAAATCATTACGCAATAAAAAGCGTAATGAGGACTATCTGAGCCGCACTGTGTTCTATGCCATTGCCGGCAATACGAAGATCGGCATGCTTGGGATGGCATATCGCAAGGATCCCACGTTTAACGGTCCTGAGAAGCTGAAATACCTGCTGGACAATGCTGACGGGGCCGGTACCAGCATCTATCAGCAGTCGCAACTGGTGACCGAGAACGTGCTGGAGGTTGCGCGAGAGGGCATTTACGTCGATTACGCTGAAGCCTCCGATGAGGCGATCATCCTCCGCTATCCGGCAGAGAACATCATCAACTGGAGAACAAAGCGTATTAACGGACGCGATCAGTTGGTGCTGGTGGTTCTGCGCGAATGCGTAGAAGAGCCGGATGGTTACGCTTACAAGGATGAAGTCCAGTACCGCGAACTGGCGCTGGAAGAAGGGAGGTTCATCTGCCGGGTATGGCGCCGGGCCGGTAGCACAGCAAGCGGAACCTACAGCGTCGACAGCGAATATCATCCGAAGCCGAAAGGAAAGGACTACTGGGACGAAATCCCGTTCACCTTTGTCGGCGCTCAGAACAACGATCCCACGATCGATGACTCTCCGCTGGCCGCGCTGGTGGAAATAAACCACGGTCATTACCGTAACAGTGCTGACTATGAAGACAGCGTGTGGTTCTGTGGCCAGGTGCAGCCTTATATGACCGGGCTCGATACCAACTGGCGCGACCACCTCGAGAAGAAGGGCGTGAAAATTGGTTCCCGATCACCGCTTTTGCTTCCCAAAGAAGGCTCGTTTGGTTACGCCCAGGCGCAGCCTAACATGCTGGCTAAAGAGGCCATGGACAGCAAGCGCGACTACATGGTGCAGCTGGGCGCGCGGCTGATTGAGCAGAACGCCACGGCGAAGACGGCAACCCAGGCGAGTGGTGAGCAAACATCTTCCACATCCGTGCTCGGTATCTGCGTTTCAAACGTTTCTGAGGCCTATACGCTGGCGCTTGGCTGGTGTGCGAAATACCTCGGCATTAAGGGCGAAACGACGAGTTACACCATCAACCAAGAATTCATAGCGAAGGTTGCCGAGTCGGGCATGGTGACGGCAATCGTCAACGCCTGGCAGTCCGGTGCGCTGCGCGACAGCGATATGGTTCGCGCACTGCAGAAGCTTGACCTTATCGACCCGGCCGACAGCCCGGACGAAGTGATTGATGCACTTCGCAACCAAGCCCCCACATTGACCGGTGGCTGATATGGCAACAGTAAACGAAAGCTTGCGCGATGAATCAATCGCACATTCCGTCTGGTTAAGCCGCTACGCTACCGGCGTGGCAAACCGGATGGTGAAGTTGCTTAACGAGACGGATGCTGACCTGTCGGCACGTCTACTGGATGCGCTGGACAGGCTCCCGGCTGATAGCTTCACGGTTACACGTCTCGAAAGCTTACTCGGCAGCGTACGCGAACTTAATCATCAGGCCGTTGCTTCAATGCAAACTGGCCTCGAAAGAGAGTTAATGTCTCTCGCACAGAACGAAGTAAGTTACCAGCTCAGTCTGTTTGATTCTCTTCTTCCTTCTCAGGTGCTTGAACACTATCCATTACAGACCATTACCGCCGATATGGTCTATGCCGCGGCGATGGCGCAACCCTTTCAGGGGAGGCTACTAAGTGAGTGGGCGGAGAATCTGGAATCGGACAGGCTGGCGCGTATCGTGAACGCCATACGTCGGGGTTATCTTGCCGGCGACAGGGTAGAAACTATCGCGCGCAATGTTCGTGGTCACGCCAACAAAGACTATCGCGACGGCGCGCTGCAGATGAGCAGGGCAAACGCTGCCAGCATCGCTAAAACAGCCGTGAATCATCTGGCTGCCACAGCACGCAACAGCTTCACCAGTGCCAACAGCGATATCGTGAAAGGCAAACAGTGGCTGTCTACGCTGGACAATAAAACAAGCCATGACTGCATTATTCGTGACCTGCTGCGCTACACCCTGGATAACAAACCGGTCGGGCATAAGGTGCCTTACCTGCAGGGACCCGGGAAAATTCATTTCTGCTGCCGTTCAACTGAAACCCTAATCCTTAAATCCTGGCGCGAACTCGGCATTGATATCGATGAAATGGATGATGGTACACGCGCCAGCATGGATGGACAGGTACCGGGGAAAACCTCGTATCTGGAATGGCTCGCACGCCAGTCGGCACAACGCCAGGATCAGGTTCTGGGTGCCGAGCGTGGCCGTCTGTTCCGCGCGGGTGAAATCGACCTGGCTGATATGTTCACTGACAAAGGCGAATGGATTAGCCTGGAACGTCTGAAGCAGCTCTCAGGCACAGACAACTAATAATCACATCTTACTTCACGCCCTGGCATCCGCCGGGGCTTTTTTATGGGCGAGGCCCGGCAAAATCCCGAGGGGAAATTATGTTAATCCGAAACATGCTTCTGAAATATTACGCACCTGAAAGCGGCGGTGAGGGCGGCGGTGGCGGTGGTATCGAAATCACTCCTGAAATCCAGAAGCTGATTGATGAGCGCGTGACCAGCGAAGTCACAGGCCTGAAATCAAAAAACTCTGAGCTGCTGGGCACCATCAAGCAGCAAAAAGAAACCCTGTCACGCTTCGATGGTATCGATCCTGATGCTGTACGTGGGATCCTCCAGCGTTTTTCCGACGACGAAGAGGCAAAGCTGATTGCCGCCGGGAAAATTGATGAGGTGCTCGATAAGCGCACCGAGCGTCTGCGTGCTGACGTTGATAAGCAGATTAAAGCCGCAAATGAACGCGCCGACAAAGCTGAAGCGTTCTCCAACAAATTCCGGGATCGGGTCCTCGGGGATGCAATCCGTGCAGCAGCCTCTAAAGCGGGCGCGCTGCCTGAAGCTTCTGACGATCTGATTCTGCGTGCCAAAGGCACATTCCAGCTCAACGACGAAGGCGAGGCCGTAGCGGTTGATGCAAATGGCGATGTTCTGTTTGGCAAAGACGGCAAAACCCCACTAAGCCCGCTTGAGTGGGCGGAGTCACTCAAGGAGACGGCTCCGCATCTGTTCCCTCGCGCAGAAGGCACGGGCGCGGGCGGACACAAGCCAAACGGTGGTGGAAGCCTGAAACGTTCCGAAATGAGCGCCAGCGACAAAGCGGACTATATCCGCAAACACGGCCAGCAGGCCTTCCTCAAACTTCCGAAATAAGGGATTTAAACCATGGCAACGACTGTTAATACCGACCTGGTTATTTATGACGATCTGGCGCAGACCGCGTTTCTTGAGCGTCGTCAGGACAATCTGGAAGTGTTCAACGCTTCCTCCAACGGTGCGATTTTGCTGGATAACGAACTGATTGAAGGCGACTTCCGTAAACGCGCCTTCTACAAAGTTGGTGGTTCCATTGAATCGCGCAATGTGAACTCTGTCGATAAAGTCACAGGTAAAAAAATCGGTGCCGGTGAAGCGGTATCCGTTAAAGCACCGTGGAAATACGGTCCGTATGAAACCACGGAAGAGGCCTTTAAACGCCGTGGCCGCTCCGTTGATGAGTTCTCCGAAGTGATCGGCGTTGATGTCGCAGATGCCACGCTGGAAGGCTATGTGAAATATGGCCTGAAAGCGCTGACTGCGGCGATTGGTGCTAACGCCGACATGGTCGTAACCGCCGACATTGAGACCGACGGTAAAAAGACCCTGACGCGTGGCCTGCGCAAATATGGCGACAAGTTTAACCGAGTGGTTCTGTTCGTGATGCACTCCGCGACCTACTTCGACATTGTGGATGAGGCGATTGCCAACAAAATTTACGAAGAAGCTGGCGTGGTGGTTTACGGCGGGCAGCCGGGTACGTTGGGTAAACCTGTGCTGGTGACCGACACCATGGATGCTGATGCGATCCTTGGGCTGGTAGCCGGCGCAGTGACCGTTACCGAGTCTCAGGCGCCGGGCTTCCGTTCCTACGATATCAACGATCAGGAAAACCTTGCGGTTGGCTATCGCGCTGAAGGCGTGGTGAACGTTGATCTGCTGGGCTACAGCTGGGATACCGCCAAAGGTGATAACCCTGACCTGACCGCCATCGGCACTGCGGGCAACTGGAAGAAGCACTTCACCAGCAACAAATCAACGGCAGGCGTGCTGATCAAACTGGAATCCGCAGCGGGGGAGTAACGCTGTCAGCGGATAAAACCTCCGCAACCGCTGACAGCACAGATGCGGTAACTGTTTCTCTGAAGTACACGCTGAACGGCTCCGGTGTATCCGGTAAAACCGTCGTGTGGACGTCTACAGGCGGCACGCTTAGCACGGCCAGTTCTCAAACCGGCTCTGCTGGTGGTGCAACGGTGAAACTCACATCAGACGTTGCTGGTACCTTCACGGTAACCGGCACTATTGAAGGAGTGGCGAAAACCACTGATGAGATCACCTTCACTGCGCCTGCCGGAGAATAACGAATGGGGCGAAAGCCCCATAAACAGGATGATTAGATGATCAATACCGATATCACCTCTCCTGATGCCAACAGCTACGCCAGTGAAGAGGAACTTGCCTCGTTTGCGGAATTACGTGGCATTGAACTGCCTGACAAGATTACACCTTTGCTGATTAAGGCAATGGATTACCTGGAGGGGCTGGACTGGGTTGGCTCAAAAGCAGACCCTCGACAGCCGCTGGCCTGGCCACGGGCGAATATCATTCTGGATGGTCATGATTTCTCACCCGACCAGGTGCCGCGGCAGGTTACCTCCGCACAATGCATGCTGGCTATCGAGGCGATTGAGGGCGATCTGCTTTCAAGCGTTCGTGAGGCCGCGGTTAAAACCGAACGTGTCGAAGGCGCCGTAACCATGACCTATGCGGTTGCCGATGGTGAAGTCTTCACCCCTTCCTATCCTGCCGTTATGGCGCTGCTGGGCGACCTCGCTGGTGGTCGTGGTTACGCCATCAATGCATTTGCAGAGAGGGCCTGATATGGCGATTGATTACCAACGTATGCAGGCCAGAACGACGCGCATGCTCAGGCAGAACGGCATGGAGTACAACGTCACCCGTAAAGGTTCGGTAACGGTTATTGGTGGCGTTGAGCATAAAACTGAAGCGGTCCGTTTTACTGCTGTGGGCGTGAAGACTGAATACGCGCCAGGCGAAATTGATGGAACGGTCATCGTTAACGGCGATGTGCAGATCGTTTTTACGGCAGAGCAGGAAATTAAAATCGGCGATGTGGTTGATATTGACGGCACAGCCTACCGTGTTGTCAAACCGAACCCGGCAAAACCCGCCGCACTGATACTCTGCTACAAAGCGCAACTGAGGGCTTAACATGGGCGAGAACGCGGCTTTCCTGGCTGAAATCACGGCTTTCGTTAATAAGGCGAAAACGAATCAGGAGGCAGTGGTACGCGCCGTCGGAATCAAAATCCTTAACCAGCTGGTGGTGATGTCCCCAGTGGGCAACCCGGAGTTGTGGGAAGTTAACCAGACAGCCGTTTCCTATAA